CCGGGAAGAGGCAGACCATCACAGCCTGACGCTGACGCTCCGGAGCCTTCTCTTCTCTATCCGGGAAGGGGTGGTGTGATGGAGATCGCGAGGATGAACGAGCGAATCACCATTGAGAAGAACACTGTGGTGGTGGACAAGATCGGGAACCATGTCAACACCTGGGAGGAATATTTTTCCTGCTACACCTACGCTTCCACCTATGAAGCCCAGGAGTCGGGGGATGAAGTGACGGAAGAAAACCGCAGCGTGACTTTCTCCGTGCGTTACTGCCGGGAGACCGCTGCGGTCACCTCCACCGGATACCGGGTAAATTTCCACGGGGATCTCTACAACATCCTCTCCATAGACCCGATGAACTACCAGAGGAAAGAGATCCGTTTTATCTGCAGGAGGGAGGGGCGGCCATGAGCAGGAACTGCAGCATTGACGAACTCGCCGATGTGATCAACGAGGGTCTGAAGGAATACGCCGATCTTTCCGTCTCCCAGGTAAAATCCGCTGTGCGAAAGACCGCCGGGACAGTGCGCGGGGAGATCGAGTCCGGGGCACCGATCCGTACCGGCCAGTACGCGAAGAGCTGGAAGGTAAAGACCACGGAGGAGAACAGCCAGAAGCTTGTCAAGACGGTGTATTCCCCGACCCGGTATATGCTGGCGCACCTCCTGGAAAAAGGCCACGCCAAGAGGGGCGGAGGGCGTGTGGCCGGAAAGCCCCACATCGCCCCGGCGGAGGCGGCTGGCGTCAAGCAGCTGGAGAGCCTCATCGAAAAAGCATTGAAAGGATAGGTGGTGGGCATGACTCATGACGATGTACTGGCTTTGATGGAAGCGATCCGGGCGGCCACCGGCTGTCCTTACGCTTATGACCACTTCGCGGAAGGGGAAAGCCCGGATCCGCCTTTTCTTTGTTTTCTCTATCCCCAGGCGGCAGAGTTTGGCGCGGACAATATCGTCTACCACAGCTTCAGCCATCTGGACATCGAGGTGTACACAGACCGGAAGGATCCGGAGCTGGAACAGAAGGTGGAGGCGGTGCTTTCCGCTTATGAGCTTTTTTACCACAAGTCTGAAGTCTGGATTGAGGAAGAAAAGATGTATGAAGTGCTTTATGAGCTGACCGTCTGAAAAGGCGGCTTTTATTGTGTGAAAGGAGAACGCCATGAGCAATTCCAATAAGGTCAAGTTCGGCCTGAAGAACTGCCACTACGCAAAGGCGACCTTTGACGAAGATGGCAACGTGACCTATGAAAAGCCCATCCGGATGCCGGGAGCTGTTTCCCTGAGCATGGACCCGGAGGGGGAGAACGAAAATTTCTATGCCGATGACATCGTGTATTATGTCATCAACAATAACTCCGGCTACAGCGGCGACCTGGAGCTGGCGCTGATTCCGGAGAGCTTCTTAAAAGACATCCTCCATGAAGAGGAGGACGCCAACGGCGTGATGGCGGAGAATGCCACCGTGTCCTACGAGCGTTTCGCCCTGCTCTTTGAGTTTTCCGGGGACGCCAAAGCAATCCGCCATGTGCTCTACTGCTGCAGCGCAAGCCGCCCGGCCATGGAAGGGCAGACCGCGGAGGATGAGAAGGAAGTACAGACGGAAACGCTGACCCTGTCGGCGACAGCCCTTGCCAACGGCTATGTGAAGGCAAAGACCAGCGCCAATACCAGTGAGGAGGTCTATAATTCCTGGTACGATGCTGTATACGAGCCCCAGCAGACCGCCCTGGAACCGGACGCTGGGGAAGAGGAAGAAATCCCACAGGGTTAACTGGTACCGGAATTTGGGCAGGGCAAGCCTCTGCCCGCATACATGAAATGGAGGAGATCAATATGGCAGTAACGAAGACGATTGAGATTGATGGCAAGCAGGTCAAGTTTAAGGCGAGTGCCGCCGTTCCCCGGCTGTACCGGGTCAAGTTTGGACGCGATATTTACAAAGACCTTCGGATGCTGGAAAAGAGCGTGGGGGATAACGATGAGGACGCCTCCAACATGGATCTGTTCAGCCTGGAGCTGTTTGAAGACCTGGCGTGGCTTATGGCCCGCCATGCAAGCCCGGAGGAGGTGCCGGATAACCCGGAGGATTTCCTGGACCAGTTTAACACCTTCTCCATCTACCAGATCCTTCCCCAGCTCATTGACCTGTGGGGGCTGAACGTGCAGACCACGGTGGAAGCAAGAAAAAACCTCGCAAAAGTGAGCGGGAAATGACAACGGCCCTGTTCATGCTCCGCTGTGTGCAGCTGGGGCTTAGTATCCAGGACCTTGACCTGCTCACGATTGGGATGGTGGAGGAGATGATGATCGAGAGCCAGAACGATAGCTACCCCTATAAGCAGCTGGCCAGTCAATCGGATATGGACAAATTTTAAAGTATCATAAACAGACGAACGTGCTTATATGGATAACGAAATAAGCACAATCGTTGAGTCTTGGTATGCCTGGATGTAGTTTTGACGAAAAACCCCCGTCAGGCTTTGCGGCTTGGCGGGGAAACATTTTAGATGATTTCAGAGTTAGGTATCTTTTCGTAGAATATTCAGATATTCATCATATGAGTAGATTTTCGCTTTTCCTGCTTTATCTGTCTGCTTAAGGATACCCTTTTCCTGGAGAAGAGCCACCACTTTAGCTACAGTGTTGTATGAAAGTGTCAATGCGGTTGCTGTTTTCTGAATGTCTATGATTGGATTTGCTTCAAGGTAAGTAAAAACTTTAAGGACATTTGGCCTCTGACGACTGGAAATATCATCAAGCAGAGAGAGGTTCTTATCGTGAAGTGCCGTGAGTTTATCTACGGTCTGGATCGCATCATCTGCTGACTCAGCAAAAGCTTGCAGAAAAAATGTTACCCATTGCTCATAGTCACCCGTACGTCTGACTTCTGTCATCCGGTCATAATACTCGATTCGATTCATTTTCAGGTAATACGAAATATATAGGGCAGGTGTGGACAAGACACTTTTTTCCATCAGGAATAATGTGATTAGCAGCCTTCCGACACGTCCGTTCCCGTCAAGAAAAGGGTGAATCGTCTCAAATTGATAGTGGATAAGTGAGGCCTGAATGAGGGGATCGGTATTGCTTTCACCGTTCATATATTTTTCCAGGTCAGACATGGCTGCCTGCATATCTTCCGGATTTGGTGGAATATAACGCGCATTTTTTATTGTACTCCCCTGACCACCGATCCAGTTTTGGGAATAGCGAAATTCTCCCGGATTTTTTTCCTGACCACGCACGCCTTCCATAAGTACGGCATGCGTTTCTTTGATCAGGCGATTGCAAAGGGGAAGACTGTTTAAACGTTTGATGGCGAATTCAGTAGCACGGATATAATTTACAACATCGGATACATTCTGATTAGCGTTTTCATCCCTGAGCGGATCAAGAATATCATCCAGCGTACACTGCGTTCCTTCAATCTGTGAAGATAACAAAGCTTCTTTTCGGACATACATGGAAATAAAAAGATCCATGTTTGGGATTCTGCAGGCTAATCCTTCCAGAACAGCGATTTTTCGATTCGCATCGACCAGCTTTGCAACCAGGTTTCTGTTTAATTCAATATCCGGAACAGGGGGCAAGGGCGTCGGACGGAATGATTGATATGCCATCTCTCCGGATAGGTTTGTGATGAATGATCCTGCACGGTTTTGCATAAGATCTCCTTTCTCCCATGAAACATGGAACTTGAAAATTCTATATCTATTATAGCACGGGAAATTCATCAAATCAAGATTAAGTGAAATTAAAGTGAAAAAGAAATTTCACAAAAACAAGTTAAGTTGAAATTACAAGAGCGATTTTCAAAGAGAAATTTCAAGTTTTATATGTACTTCAGTCGATCGTTGATTCATTTAGACTGAAAATAGAACTGTGTCCCCTCTTGATACATGAGGGCTTTTGAGCCCGGAAACGGAGGTGTCCACTTATGGCTTCAAGGATCCAGGGGATCACGGTTGAGATCGGCGGCGATACCACAAAGCTGTCCTCCGCCTTATCCGGCGTCAATAAGGAGATCAAGAACACCCAGTCCCAACTGAAGGATGTGGAGAAACTCTTAAAGCTGGACCCCACCAATACGGAACTCCTAGCGCAGAAGCAGCGCCTCCTTGGGGATGCCATCAAAGAGACGAAAGAAAAGCTGGACACCTTAAAGACATCGGCATCCCAGGCCAATGAGCAGCTCCAGAAAGGGGATATCACCCAAGAGCAGTATGACGGCCTTCAGCGTGAGATCCAGGAGACCGAGCAGAAGTTAAAATCCCTGGAGGAGCAGGCGGCAAAGACCAATACGGCCCTCCTTAAGATCGATGAGGTCGGCGGAAAGTTAAAAGATGTAGGGGATAAAGTCTCCGGCGTCGGAAAAGCCCTCATGCCGGTGTCCGCCGGCGTGACCGCCCTTGGGGGCGCCGCTGTCAAGATGACTTCGGACTTTGATTCCGGCATGAGCCGTGTAGCCGCAATCTCCCAGGCAACCGATGAGGAGCTTGCGAGGCTCCGCCAGACCGCCAAGGATCTGGGCGCTTCCACAGCATTTTCCGCATCCGAGGCTGCAGCCGGTATGGAGAACCTGGCAAGCGCGGGCTTTACAGTCAACGAGATCATTGAAGCCATGCCCGGTATGCTGGACCTTGCCGCTTCCAGTGGGGAAGACCTGGCAAGCAGCGCAGATATCGCGGCGTCTACCCTGCGCGGTTTTGGCATGGACGCCAGTGAAGCCGGCCATGTGGCGGATGTCCTGGCCCAGAACGCGGCGGCGACCAACGCGGCAGTGGCGGATACCGGCGAGGCGATGAAGTATATCGCACCACTGGCCAATACGGTGGGCCTTGAGTTTGAAGAAGTGGCGGCTTCCATCGGTATCATGGCCAACGCGGGCATCAAAGGCAGCCAGGCCGGCACAACGCTTCGAGGTGCCCTTTCCCGTTTAGCCAAACCCACAGACCCGATGATCGCCAAGATGGACGAGCTGGGTCTTTCTTTTTATAACGCGGACGGGCAGATGAAGTCTCTCTCCGAGATGGTCTCCATGCTCCAGACGAACATGGAGGGATTGACGGATGAACAGAAGCAGAACGCCCTGGTGACCCTGTTCGGCCAGGAAGCCCTCTCCGGCATGATGGTCTTGATGGAAGCCGGACCGGATCAGATCGACGCGCTGACAGATTCTTACCGGAACTGTGACGGCGCCGCCGCCAGCATGGCCCAGACCATGATGGACAACCTTGGCGGTGACCTGGAGGAACTGGGCGGTTCCATTGAGACCCTCGCCATTTCTGTGGGCGAGATCATGGTCCCGGTCATCCGGGAGATCGTGGCAAAGCTGCAGGAGTTTATGGATAAACTAAACGCCCTGGACCCGGCCACCAAGGAGCTGATCGTCAAGATCGGCCTTGTAGTGGCGGCTCTAGGGCCGTTCCTTTTGATCCTTGGGAAGATCATCTCCGTGACTGGTTCCGCGATGCAGGGGTTTGTGAAGCTGGCCCAGGGCGCAAGGCTCCTGATGACCAACATCTCCGGCGCAAGCGGCGTCTTTGGGAAGCTGGGGGCGGCCCTTGGGGGCATCTCTGCGCCTGTCATGGCGGTAGTGGCAGTCATCGGAACGCTGACCGCAGCTTTTATGACCCTGTGGAACACCAATGAGGGGTTCCGCGCCGCCATTACGGAGATCTGGAACGGGATCGTGTCCACGGTCCAGGGCTTCTGCCAAGAGATCGTGGAAAAGGTCAATGCCCTTGGCTTTGATTTCCAGAACATCACGGATATGCTGAAGGCCATCTGGAATGGGTTCTGTTCCCTCCTGGCCCCAGTGTTTACCGGCGCGTTCCAACTGATTGCGGATACCCTTAGTGTGGTCTTAAATACCATCTCCGGCATCCTCTCTGTGTTCATCGGTATCTTTACCGGGGACTGGCAGGGCGCATGGGAAGGCGTGAAGCAGATCTTTGTCGGGATCTGGGAATTCATCAAGAACACGTTCATCAATATCCTCAACACACTTAAAGGTGTGGCGGATGCATTCCTGGGACTGTTTGGCACGGACTGGGATACGGTGTGGACGGCCATCAAGGATTTCTTTATCGGCATCTGGAACGGCATTTCCGGCTTCTTTTCCGGGGTGCTTACCGGGATCCAGTCGGCAGCGACAACCGTATGGAACGCGGTGAGCGGTTTCTTTACCACGGTCCTTACCGGAATCCAGACTACGTTTACTACGGTATGGAATGCCATTAAGACAGCGGTCACGACCGTGATGGCCGTAATCCAAACCACCATTTCCACGGTATGGAACGCCATCTCCACGGCAGTCTCTACCGTTTTAAATACAATCAAAACCGTGGTGCTGACGGTATGGAATGCCATTAAGACAGCAATTACCACAGTCATGACGGCGATCCAGACCACGATCACTACGGTATGGAATGCTATTTACACAACGATTGAGCCGCTGCTCACAGCATTCAAATACCTGTTTGAGACCATCTGGCAGGCCATCAAGATCCTGATCGGGAACGCGATGACGGCTATCCAGACCACCATCACCAATGTGTGGAACGCCATTGTTGCTTTTCTCACGCCGCTGCTTCAGGGCATCCAGACGACCGTTACAACGATCTGGAACACCATCAAGACAGTTATCACAACCGTGCTGTCTGCGATCCAGACTGCGGTAACAACGGTATGGAATGCCATCAAAACGGTGGTGACTACCGTATTATCTGCCATCCAGTCCGTGGTGGCCACGGCGTGGAATGCCATCAAAAGCACAGTCACAACCGTCCTGAACGCAATACAGACTGTGGTCTCGACGGTATGGAATGCCATCCGATCCGTGGTCACTACGGTGATGAACGGCATCAAGACGGTAGTTACTACTGTCTGGAACGGCATCAAGTCCGCGGTCAGCACTGTGGTAAATGGCATCAAGTCCGTGGTAACCACGGGATTTAACGCGGCGAAATCTGCGGTGGCCACGGCCATGAACGGCATCAGGACCGGGGTGACGACCATCTGGAACAGCGTGAAATCCGCAGTCTCCAGCACCATCAGCGGGATCACCTCGACTATCAAAAACGGATTTAATCATGCGGTATCCTTTATCAAAGGACTGGCGGGTCAGGCGTTTTCCTGGGGCGCGGATATCATCAATGGGATTGTGAATGGAATCAAGTCCTGTATCAGCAAGGTAGCCTCCGCAGTCACCAGCGTGGCGGATAAGATCCGTTCCTTCCTCCATTTCTCTGTGCCGGATGAAGGCCCTCTCGCGGATTTTGAGAGCTGGATGCCGGACTTCATGCAGGGACTGGCGGATGGGATCAACAGCAACGTGGCTGTGGTCCAGACGGCGGTAAACGGCCTTTCCAATACGCTTTCCACTGGCATCACCAGTTCCATGCAGGGAGTCCAGACAGCCGTGACACAGAGCTGGACAGGCATCGCGGCCGCGGTACAGAGTGGTTCTACAGCGGTGAACACAGCAATGAATACCGTTTGGACAGGGTTAAAAACGACCACTCAGGCAGCCTGGACGGGGATCCAAACCTCGATCACCACCTCATGGGAAGGGATCCGTGCCGCTATAACAGCAGCGGCCTCCGGCGTCAAGGCATCCCTGGACACCGTATGGGCCGGTGTGGAAGCATCCGCAAGGAAAGCATGGGCGGCGGTGACTGGAAACCTGAACACAGACTGGGGCGCGATCCAGGCCAATGTCACGAATGCCGCAAACGCGGTAAAGGCGGCGGTGGACGCTTCCTGGGCCTCTGTCCGTTCCGGGACAGCAAGCCAATGGAGCGGAATCAGCGGGACGATCACCTCTGCGCTGACATCTATGCGCAATGCCAATGCCACAGCAATGGGTGTCATGAAAAATACCATTGCAAATACCTGGACGGCGGTAAGGAGCAATACAACGACAAGCTGGAGCAGCATCAAGGGCACCATTACGTCAGCCCTGACCGAGACGCGAAATACGGTCCGCACAGCAATGGAGTTTATAAAAAATACGGTTTCCAGTACCTGGACAGCAGTCATGAGCAACACTTCTACCAGCTGGAACAGTATCAAAAATACGGTATCCACCGCCATGTCGGAGATCCGCACGGCTGTGTCCACCGGTATGAACAGCCTGAAATCGACCGTGTCTACTGAGCTTGGCAGTATCCGTTCCAGTTTTAGCGGCACTTTTTCCGGACTGGTAAGCTCTGCCTACAGCTGGGGAGCGGATATCTGCAGCCAGATGGCGTCCGGGATCCGGGCCAACAGCGGGTCCGTCCTTGCTGAGGCGAGATCCCTTGCCAGCCAGATCGATGACATCATCGGTTTCTCAGTGCCGGAAACCGGGCCTTTGTCCCATGCGGATGAATATATGCCGGATTTCATGGAGCTTCTGGCCAGGGGAATTAAAAGCGGCATGGGTGATGTGGTCAGCCGGGTAGAAACGGTAGCGTCCCGGATCCGGGAACTGATGGAGAGGATCCGTCCATCGGAAGTGGCGCTCCCGCTGCTGAATCTTCCGGATTTCCCGAAAGGCGGATGGGGAGGCTCTGGCCTTCCCGACCTTGCATTTGCCGGGAACGGCGGTACCACGACAACGAATCACCAACGGACCATCAACATGGGCGGCGTCCATCTGACAGTCAATGGGTATAACGTCCAGGATGATGATCAGCTGGCCACGATGGTGGCAAACAAGATCAATGACATGATGGAAGAGGACAATTCGGTGTTCAAGTGACACCGGGCTGTCCTTTTATGTATGGAAGGAGACGATCATGCAAAGACAGCCAATCCTCACAGACCGGGATCTCAGCTTATTCGAGCTCAAAACCCGGTTTGTACGAAATTATCTGACCTTTGCGGGGAAGAACAGCAAGGATTTCCTGCTCTATATCTCCGGCCCCGGTGTGTATGATTCCCCGGAGGCCGATGTGGAGCTGACAAGCGTCCCCGGAAAGAACGGGGACATCATCCGTGAGAATGCCAAAGGTGGTCAGAGGCGGTTTAAGAACATGGATATCACCTATGATGCCTTCTTTTTCGACAGTCTCCCGGCACGTACCGCGGCGGTAAAGAGCTGGCTGCTATCCCCGGTGGGCTATCAGGTCCTCCATGATACCTATGACCCGGATTTCTTCCGGATGGCCTTCTGCAAGGATGCGGTCTCCTTTGAAACGAAAGGGAAAAAAGGTGCGAGCATGGAGCTTACCTTCCATTGCCAGCCCCAGAGATGGAGCGTCGAAGGACAGAAAAAAGTGAAACTTCTGCGTCCCGGAGTAATCCGCAATCCCTATGATTTCCCGAGCAAGCCGATCCTCCGGGCTTATGGCAGCGGGGAAGCGAAGCTCTATGTAGGCACGGAGCTAATCACTATCAATGCCCTGGAGGGTTATGTGGACCTAAACTGTGAGACCCATAATGCCTATAACACCAGCGGCTTTTGCAATGACACGGTTAAGAGTGAGGACTTCCCGGAGTTCCTTCCGGGAAGGAACAGCATCTCCTGGACCGGCGGTATCAGCTACGTGGAGGTTACCCCCAGATGGTGGACGCTGTGATTCGGGGACAGGCGGAAAACGATGTGAAGGAGGTGAGCCCGGATGATCCCATGTCTGTATCAAAATACGGAGACGACTTTTACGACCAACGGGATCGGAAAGCTCTGCGATTCCATGTCCGCCAGGGTGGTGGAAAAACGGAACGGGAGCTATGAACTGAAGCTCACCTATCCTTCCGACGGCCTTCACGCGGAGGAGCTTTTAGAGGGTGCCATTATCCTGGCAAAACCATCGGAGAAAGCATCCTCCCAGCCCTTCCGCATTTACAAGATCACCACACCCCTTACCGGGATCCTTGAGATTGCGGCAAGGCATATCCAGTACCAGGAAAATTTCATTACCGTGAGTCCCTTTTCTGCCATTGGCAGCCAGGCGGCGATAGCCGCGCTTAAAGAACGGGCGACTACAGACTGTCCGTTTACTTTCTGGACGGACATTGATTCCCAGGCAGTGTTTTCCTTTACCTCGCCCGCGACGATCCGGAGCTGCCTTGGCGGGATGGACGGGTCCCTCCTTGATACGTATGGCGGAGAGTATGAATGGGATGGGTACACCACTCTGCTCCACGCCCACAGGGGAGCGGATCACGGGGTGCGGATCGTTTATGGGAAGAACCTCATTGACTTCCAGATGGAGCGTTCCATCGAAAATGTCATCACCGGGGTGCATCCCTACTGGAAGCATTCGGAAGACGGTACTCTGATGGAACTGCCTGAAAAAGTGGTGGTCATGGAACAGGAGGAAGGGACGAAACGCCCTTATGAGAAGATCACACCCTCAGACACGGTTCATGGAAGGAGACGTAATTATT